CTGAACACCATCCCGTCCTGAAACCTCACGGCGACGTCGTCACCAGCAATGCGGCGAACCCTGTTGACCATGGTGTCTTTGACGGCTGCAACCACGTCCGGGTCGACTCGATACGAGCTCGGCAACTGGTCCGGCAGGATCTCGCCAGCCTTACGCACGGCATCGGGGTCCAGTGAACCCATCTGCTCTGACGTCAGCTGAGCGCCGGGCTCGGGGGCTTCGTACCGCTTCAGCTCGAGCTGGGCCTCGGGGTTCCAGTAAATCTTGACTTGGTGCTCACGGCCGGACTTGGTCAGCTTTCCGCCGACGTGGGTAAACCCGCCGTAGCCCTCGGCTTCCAAGGTTTCCCGAAGGCCCTCAAAGACCTCCTGGATCGTGTCGGCGCTTTCCCCGGCGCTCTTGGAGTTAGCCCGGATCTCGTCCATCAACTTGGCCAGGCTGGGATCGCCGTCGAACTCATCCAAGGCTCGGCCGACTGACTCCGAATACTTGGATGCCTGCTCCAGCTGCTGCTTGACGCTGTCGCTGGCCGGCGCATCCAGGTCGTAGAAGTTGACCGGTTCCCGCTCGACGGCCTGGTAGATCACTTGGCCCGGGGTGCCGCCTGTCTTAGCGACGGACCTGGCGTTCTTTCTGGTGTACGACCCAGCGGTCTTGAGGTCGTCGGTCGTGTAGAACCCTTGACCGTAAACGTTCATGGTCTCGTAGTAGCCCTCGTCCAGCTGCTTGATCTCAGCTGCAGCGCCATGGAAGAACTGGCCCTGGCCACGGGTGTCGGGCAGTTCAGCGGCAGCGGGGGCGCCAGTCAAGCGATCAAGGGCCGCCTGAGCCACGACAAGGTCTTTCTGGACCTGTGCTTCTTGCTGGACAAACTTGGCCAGATTTTTGTCCCGGTCCCGCTGCCGCTTCGCCGTTACAGCTGCGCTGGCACTTGGCTCCGGTGGATTGGTTTTCAGTTGCTGAATCTGCTCCTGTGTGCCTTGCAGGAGTTTCTTGACTTCCTGCAACCTTGCTGCGGCGACAGTGACTGGCGGCTCAGCAGCTCTTGGCGTGTACGGATAGGCGCTTTCCAGCGCCTTGATTGCTTCGTCGGAAACAGCAGGTGCCGCCGGCTCTACCGGCCTCGGCGGAATAGCAAACCCTGGAGCCACCGGCTCGGCTGGCCGTACAAGCACTGGCGCTTCGGGCGCCGGAGTTCCCGCACTTGGGACACTCGGGGCCACAGCCTGGGCTGGTGGTTGCTCAAAGGGCAACCGTGGCCTGCCACCTTCCGCTTCGATCGCAGCCCGAAGCCGCTCAAGGTTCTCGGTGACGATGGCTTTAGCTGAACGCTTGGGGCCCACCAAGGCCGCCATTTCATTCAGCAGGTCCCGCACTGGCCCGGTGTACCCGGTGACCCGGTCAAAGATCTCGACAGCGATCGCAGCCTGGCCCCTTGCAGCTTGCGACCCGGCGACGTCGACGACATTGCCTGCAGCTTCAAGGATCCCCCTGCGCCCTTCCCGGGACACAGACGTCAACGCAACCATCTCCTCCCGCAAGGCTTTGAACGCCTCGGTCCTGATGTCCAGCAGTTGATCAAAGTTGCTGGTCTTGAACATGTCCTCGAACCCAGGCAACACGCCACCACCAGTGGCTTCAGCTGTCTGGGCAAACTTGGCCTCCTGCATGGCCTGGAGAATCTTGTCGGCCGGCCAACCCTTCTTGGCCGCCTGGGCTGCCACGTCCCGTACGACGACGTCGTCGAGCTTCACGCTGCCCAGGGCCACAGCTTTCTCCAAGCTCAACTTGCCGGTGGCGCCTTGCTCAAAGATCTCCTGCGGCAAGCGAGAGAGCGCCACGCCTTTTTCCGCCACGCCTTTGGTGACGTCGATGTTGCGACGAGCCATCTCCTCGCCGTCGATGCCCATGTCGCGCATGATCTTGGCGGCGTCCCAGGCCGTGCCTTGACCTTCGGCAATGTTTTCCATTGCGCCAATGGCCCGGGCCATGTCGGCATTGGGGGCGTCGATCTCCCAGGTCAAGATGTTCTGGACGCCAGACCGACGAGCCAGGTCCAGTCGGTTGTGGCCATTGACGACCAGCAGTCGCCCGGTCTCCGGGTCACGCCAGACGCTGACGATCTTGCCAAACAACGGGTCATAGGACTTGGCGTCCTTCAGGGACCCGGAGACACCGCGCTTGCCTTTGCCTTGGCCAGCTGCCTTGAACTGCAACCTGACCGGGTCGGTGTCAATGTCAGCAACAGGCGTTTCCCGCACTTGGGAATAGCTCGGCATGGCGTTGCCACGGTCCACCGTCGGCACCGGGCCGGCTTCATCAGGCACCGTGTTAGACGCACGGGACACCGCAATCTCGGCGTCGGTCGTTGCTTTGACGAAGTCAGCTGTTGCTGCTTGCACGTCGGTCCGGGGGTCATCAAGACGCCCTTGGACCTCAACGCCTTGCTGTTCCCACAACGGCGTCCGAGGCCGCATGTCCATGTACGCCTTGGCGATGTCAGGCGCAGAAGGCTTGCTCTTAGGCGCAGCCTGGGTGACGCCAGGGCCAGCATTGGGATCAGTGGCAACCTTGGCGTTAGGGCCGACGGGGGCCGCGGTGACGTCAACTGTTTGCCCAGATGCCGGTGGTTCAGGTGGGACGTTGGGATCAGTCGGCTTGGCAGCTTGGCGAGCATTGGCCAAGTTGATGATCGACTTGGCCACCCGGCCGAGGCCCTCGATGGTTGCGCTGGCCGCCGGGCCAACGAAGAACATGCCTTCGACGCCGGACTTCCAACGTGCATCGGCAGCAGTGTCACCAGGCGCTGAACGCACCAGGTCGAGCAACGGGGCATGGATCGGTGTCCCGCGTTGCTTCTCGACCCAGGTCAACACCTGATCCGTCAGCGTCGAGCCTGCGTCAAAGCCCGCGTAATCGACGATGAAGCCAGGTGCAGCGCCTTGAGCAACGATGGAGCCAGCTCCAATCGCAGTCTTTGCCGCAACACCAGTGACGCCAGGAGCGCCCTTGGCAAAGGAGCCCAAGGTCCTGGAAGCCTGGACCAAGGGCTGCACCGTCCTTGCCGCACCTGCGACCGCAGGCACACTCATGGCCGCACCGCCGGCTCCCTTCAGGCCCTTGGACGCCAGGAAAAATCCCATGGCCCCTTGGATGAATCCGCCCAGCACCTCCTCCGTCGGGTTCTGGTACTTGATCTTCGGCAAAGCCGGCAACACCCCCAGCAACTTGGCGTCCGGGGCACCAACTGGCCGCGGCCGGCCCATTGCCGAGCTGACGATGTCGGCCGGTGCGTTGCCGAGTGCGCTTTGGGCCAGGTTCCGGGCAGGAGCAACAATCAGCCGCGTCGTTGGTGATGCGTTTTGGCTGATGTCTTCGGCGCCTCCGGTGTAATAAGCGCCAAGTGCTTTGCCGACGTCACCGGTGCGCATCAATGTCTGACCGGCAGACACAAGTCCAGAGAGTCCTGCTGCTTGCAGGTCTCCAAGTACGCCAGGCATCATGCGCGGCGAGTTGTCAGGTTTCTTGATGCTGGCCGGGTCTATGGGCTTGCCACCCGTCCGCACGTGCTCAACCGTGCCGTCGGGACGGGTGATGAATTGGGAAGGCATGACTTAGCGACCTGTATGCAACGACGTTACCGCCCGAATTGCGCTAAGGCTTCACGCGGGACGGCGACCGACCGCGTTGATTCGGGTCGATTCGGACTCGGATCCGGCCGGTGCCTTGGTCCAGGCTTCCGTACAACTGCTTGAAGGCTGCCGGGGACAAGTCAACGATGCGTGGGTTTTGGCGGTTGATGGAGTTATCAGTGCCGCCCATGGACCCGACGTCGTTGGCATAGACCCGCACTGACTTGCCGCTTTCCAGGTCTTCTACAAGAAGCCATTTGTTCAGATACTTGCCACGCAGGGAACGCTGCACCGCAACCGTCATGTGATTGGGATTGAAGCGATCTTTGTTGTTGGCCGTCATGGCGCCAACGACGCCGTCGCTGCCACCGCTGCCGGTGTAGTAGGTGGTGATGCCTGTCATGCCACCGCCCTTCCTGGTGGCTGCGGGTTGAGGCTGGGGCCGACTGGCTGCCCCGCCACCACCGCTTTGCAGCGAAGCGGTCACGTAACGACGCAGTCCATCGAAGCCGCTGTAAGGGGTCATGCCTCGGCTGCCGGCTGGCTGGGGAGCCAAGAAGTCAACGCTTGCGATCGTCCCGTCGCTGGAGTCAACGTTGCCGGTGCCCCCTTGTTTGCCGATGACTTGGCCAGAACTGACTGATTGGCCTTCTCTGACAAAGATGCCGTTGTCCGGAAGGTGGCCGTAAAGCACATCCACCTTCCGTCCATTGCGCGGATCAATGGATTCGATGACGACGTAGTTGCCGTAGCCAGGCTCTCGGCCGACATCCTTCACCCGGCCCGCCAGGACGGCCGGAAATTGCTTGCTTGGGAACCAGTAGTCGACACCCGGCTGGCCGCCTGGGCGCTCGTACACCACTGACGCCGGACGCTCAAAGCTGCTGCTACCCGTAAAAGGGATTTCGCCATACCGGCCGCCTCCCCGTGAGTCGAGCGTTGCAGCTGAGGCTGGTGGCATGAAGACGTTCAAGGCCCCGGCTCCGGCGCTTCGGATCAAGTTGTTGAGGTTTGCCGCTGTCTGCATGTAAGGGTTGGCCGCCACGGGAACCCCACCGGCGCCTGGCTGCGCGTAGCTGATCTTTTGCTGATCCCGCGCCTTCAGAAGCTCAATGTCTTTCGGATTTATCTTGGCGCCCTTAGGTGCCATCTTGTCCCACTGCTTGTAAAAGAACTGGGACGGCGCGGCGCCGTACCCGCTGCGCTTGATCAGCAGCTTCATGGCGTCCGACAGGCGACCGTTCTCAACGTAGTCGTCGTAGTTCTTAAAGAACTCCGCCGGGGGCATCACAACACCGTTGTCGACCCGTTGCTGAAGTGCGTAATTGGCGGCCCTGTTGCCGGGGCCCAGCTGGTTGAGGCCAAGACCTTGCATCCAGGCTTCGGGCCCTTTGGGCATCAAGGGAACCATGCTGGGATTGGCGGGCTTGGGGGCCTGTGGTTTCAAGCCTTGTGCCCAGACCTGTATCTTTTCGCTGAACCCGGCCGAGCCGCTGCCATCGTCCATGCTCTGACGACGGATTGTTTCGAGGCCAGTCGACAGTTCAGCCTGGCGGTTGAGCAAGAACGCCTGTTCTTTTGCGGTGATGACCTTGTCGCCATCGGAGCCAGGCAACTTCATGGCAGCGATCTCCTGTTCCATGAGATCCTTGATGGCCTTTGCGCCAGCAGCGCGGTACGGCTGCATGTCGGCAGACAAAAGCTGGCGGTATTGGCCAATCACCCTGTCTGCGGCCCTGGGGTCCATGAGGCCATTGACCTTCAGCTGCTCATATCTGCGAATCTCAGTGGCCGGGTCTTTGCTGTAATCAAACGCCGCCTCGCGTTCAACTTTTTCCTGCATGGGCCTGGTCCAAGACGTGTTGGCCTGGGTCCTGGCCTTGTTGATCGTTGCCTGCGCACCCTGTCGTTCGCCGTCGGTGAGTTGCGCAGCCATCAGGTCAGCCTGTATGAAACGATTGTCTCGCTCGGCTGGCGTCAGGCTCGGGTCATCGGCCTTGGTGACCGAAAGAATTTCCGCGCCTTTGTCTTCACCAATGGACCCCTTGAACGAATCAACCGACTCGTTAAATGTCCTCAGTTGAACCATCATCTTCTGGGTCAACGCCAGCTGGGCTGCTGTGCCGCCCTTGGCGCCCAGCGTCGTGAGCAACAGCTCTCCGTTGGGGCCGGCCTGGACTTGGGTGAAGACGTCAATCGCCTTGCCCATCAGGTAGTTGTACCGCTGGGGATCTGGCTTGCCGTCCTTGCCCATACTGCCTGCAAGCACAGCGGACGACAGCCAGTCGCCGTAACTGCTGGTGATTTTCTGGTACTGCTCAACGCCAAGACTCAGCCTGGCGCTGGTAAGCATTTGGCTCTGGCTGGCCACCATCCGAGGCACATCAACGTCCCCCATGAATCCGCTGGTCAATGCAGCCTGGCCGGCTGAGCTGGCCTCATTGACCTTGCGATCCAGGTGCATGCTCATGTGCAACCTGCTGATCTCTCCGTTCTTGGCTGCCACCAACGGCATCAACTCGGCAAATCCGGCCGGGTCGTTTTTTGGCAAGCGGTACAAGGCCGACATGGTGCCGCTAATGCGCGGATCACCTGGCGGGATCTGGTCAATCGGGACGCCGTCGATCTCGGTAATGGTCTTGAATCGTTCAACAGCGGTACCGATGTCCTCGCGCAACACGGCCTGGCCCGCGTACCGAGCCGTGTAAGCCTGTTGCAATGGGCTCAAGGCTTGCATCTGCTGGTACGCAGCAGCAGCGCCGGCGTCACCTGCTTGAGCCTGGCGCCACAAGCTGTCTCTGGCCTGAATGAAGTTTTGGCCGGGGGCAACCAGCTGCATGGCTGCAGCTTGGCCAACCGCTTGGGCCTTGGCGTCGATGTTCTTTTGCTGCTGGACGTAGCTGTCGCCCAGGGCGCCTAGGACCGGGCTGAGATTCCCGAGCGACGAGGCCAGCCGTGCCAAGTCTTGGCTCGGTGTCGGCAGGTCCGGGAGCGGGAAAAACTTAGGGGCACCACCGATCGTCGGAGCACCCACCTGCTGGAACGTGGACACCGGCCGAGCCTGGGACTGCAAGGCCGGGGCATTGATCGAACCTTGCGCCAAGGCGCCACCGGACGCATCGGTGGGGATGCCGCCCAGGAGTTGCGCTGCTGTGCCGCGATCCGTGTCGCCAAAAGCCTGACCGGTGGATAGACGTGCCATGAGTTATCTCCTGAATCGGCCGCTGTAATCGGCCGCCGTGATTGGTTGGATGCCGGAGTTGAACCCACCACCAAAGCCTGTGGCGCTTGCGGAACTGGGAGTCGCCTTTGGCACCGGTGGCGGCTGGCCCGTCTTGATCTTGCTGAGCGACGCGCTTGTGCTCATGCCCGTCTGGACGCCACTGACGACGGCGCCTGCGCCCTGCAGGATGAACGGCAACATGCTGGGCTTCGCTTGGTAAAGGGGTTCCTGTGGATCCAGTACCGGTTGCTTGATGTACGCCTGTTGGCTGGCGATCCGGGAACCACGCTGGGCGGCAGCACCACGTTTCTCCATCTGAATCTGTTGGCCAGTGAACGCCAGGTTCTGGCTGCTGTAAAAGTCGTACTGAGCTTGCTGCCTGTAGACGTCGGCCATCAGCGTTTCCACCGTGTTGCCCAGCCGCCCTGACGCCAGCACCTCGCCCCTGGCCTTGGCTCCTGCGACCGCAGCTTGTTGTTGTTGCTGACTGGTCGCAGCAGTGTCTTGCATCAGTCGGAGATTGAGCTGTGCAATCTCGTCGCTGTACGAGTTGTCGGCCATCAGGCGGTTGATCCGCATCACTTCTTCCTGTTGGTTGGCCCGCATCACCTCGAAGTTCCGGGCAGAGCTGGCTTGCATCTGTTGAAACTGGAACCCTTGCCGGGCCTGGGCATTGGCGAACGACGCCTGCTGTTGTGCAGCTTGGGCACCAACCACCGCCTGGCCGATGCCAAGGCCGGCACTAAGGATGCCAAGGGTGATGGAGACCGGTTCGCACATGGCTCTAGATCCTCACGAACTCATGGAACAGCCGACCTTCTGTTCCAAATCTGGGATGCGACGAGATGAAGGTAAACCCCATCCACCGCAACCATTTGATATGCACCACGTTACGAGCATCTGCGAGATTGAAAAGCACCCGGTAGCGGAGTTGGACTCGGTCGAGGTGGGTCCGAGCCTCTCTCAGGAACCGCATGGAGTTGAGACGGTCCCGGACCAGGTCGTCGGTGCACAGCATCCAGATCGTGCCAATGTCTCCGTCTTGTGGAACGACGCCCCACATGCCCATGGGCCTGCCATCTCTCCCGATCATGGTCATGCAGGGAGACCCAGCAAAAAAGCTATGCAGCAACGACTCCTGAGGGGTGTGGCCTGAGTGTGCACGGACTTCTGCGACGTCTTCCTCTCTCATGAACTCCGCCACATACGGAATATCAGCGACCCTGGTGGGCCTGGTGTACGCGGACGTCACAGTCGCGCAGCTCGGCTGTGGTAGAAGCCTTCCCACTCTGCCGACTGGAGCCGACACGGCAGCGGCGAGGAGCTGGTGACTTCGATCTTGGCCTCGATGTTCTGAGCCATGACCGGCACCCGAAACTTGGAGGTGCGGAGGGCCAGCTCACCCAGGCTGATCTCCTGGTCCCCAACCTCGAACCCGGTGTACGGGTACGTCATGGTGTCCCGGCCCCGTGGGGTGATCTTGATGTTGAACGACGACGTCTTGTCAAACAGCATGGTCCAGGTGCGGAGCTGCAGCTTGGGTCCTGAGATCACAGCCATGCCACCACCAGGCGGCTGCTCTTTCAGGTACTGGGTGCTGAACTCGTACAGCATGGGATACGACTCACCGACAAAGAACTTGGCACCAGTCAAGTTGCCGCGGACCGTAAGGGTACCGTTGCCACCAGCGCCACCAGCAGCAGTCGACGACAGGAGCTGAACGACCTGGCCGTGCATCAAGCTGTTGCCGGCAAAGGACCGGCCGACGACAGTCATGTTGCTGGTGCTGGTGTTGATGGGGTACGGCAGGGTGATGGTGCTCTGGATGTCGAGTCCACCTGGCGTCGTCAACGCCACGGAGCAACTGGCTTCCGTGGTCTTCCGGTCCACCAGCATCTCCACCGTCGTGCCTGCGTCCACGGATTCCGGGTGAGTCACGATTTGTTCTAGGTACACGCCATCGGAGTACTGGGCCACGACATACAGATCGCTGTCGACCAGGTCGATGCCAATGACACTCTTGCCGGCATTGAGCTCCCAGTAACTCCAGGCGCTTTGCAGCTTGTTGTCCCCTTGGAACAGGAACTTGTAGAGATAGATGCGCCGGGGCTGGCTCTTGGCCACGGCGTAGACCGCTTCCTCGGCTGCTGTCGCAATCAGGTTGGACAAGTCCGACGGCAGAAACCGTGGCACCGCTGCTGTCACTTCCTCCGACGTAGGCACCGGGCCTGATGCATCCGGCAAGAAGAACTCCCTCAAGCCGCCGTACTCACCCCTGGGCACCGGGAAGTACATGGTGCGACCCACGATCACCGGGTCCACCGCTTGGCTCATCTCAAACGCTGTGATCTGGGTGATGGTTGCGGTCTTAGGTGTCAACGACGCAGCCACCGCATTGCCACCACTCAACCTGAATTGCCCGTTGCGACTGAAGACCAGCAGCACGTCGGCAAAGGCCAGGCTCGACGTCAGCAGGTTGATCTTTCTGCTGCCGGCACTGAGATCAATGGGGTCCGAGTCGACCACGGTCTGCACGGACTCCGGCCAGAACCTGTCGTACGCATCAGCTGCCGACATGATGACGTTCTCATCAGCCAACAACGCAAGCCGATTGCGGAACAGGTTGACGTTCTGGATCTTGGACCCAACAAAGCTCGGGTTCTTTGCGGTGATGGCATCACCGGCGACCCGACCCGACCAATCGAACTTCCTGAAGGTGAAGGTCCCGTCGTTGTTGCGCACCAGCACGTGCGGCATGGTTGTCGCATCAAACAAGTACTGGATGCCAGGGGCCACTGTCTCCTGCCAGACGCCATGGCCAAAGCCTGAGCCGGTGGTAGTCACGAACTTGACGTAGTAGTCGTCAGCCCCAGTGGCTGCTGTCCCAATGATCTTGACGATGAAGCCATGCTCAGCCTTGGTCGGCAGGTCGGAGATGGTGTCCACTGTGCCTTTGATGGGCACCGTTGCCGTGCCGATCCTGGTGTCCGAGCTGCCCAGCGTGTAGTCAGTGCCGTCGTCCTTGACGATTCGCACGATGTAGTCGCTGGCCGTGATGGTCCAGCCAGCTCCAAGGGCCGTGGCCAACGAGTTGCGCAGGTTGAGCGCAATGTCCACGGTGCTCGGCACATTGCCACCTGCGTTGGCTGTGGTGTATGTGACGGTGGTGGCGTTGACGGTGATGCTGTAAGTGGTGGCGTAGTCAGCAGACTTGATGAACACCATGGACTTGGTGCCCCAGGTGGGTGACGTCGTGGCTGCCATGGCCACCGTCTTTTCACGGCTCACGATGAACGTGTAGTCAGCCACCGATGCCACGCGAAACACGGCACTGGGTTCACCAGTGATGTTGAGGTACGACGTGCCGTCAGGCGTGGTCACCGTCTTGACGGATCCGTCCAGGCCAAAGACTTTGATGTCGTTGTCCAGGAGCAACACCAGAAACTGGATGGTCCCGTCGCGATCCACGATGGTCGTGAACGGACGGTTGGCACCAGCTGAACCCGCGAACAACTTGGCCACGTGTTGCGCCGGTGGTCGCTTCTTCAGCCCCTCGACCGGGCTCGGCATGCAGTTGACCATCTGCTCACACTGGGACGCCAGTCGCAACGCTGCTGGTTGCTGGCTGACCCCGTTGATCAGGTTCGGTATGGAGCTACTGATCAGTGGCATGGCTTAACGACGCAGGGCCCAGGCGGGCTTGTAAGTCATGAAAACATCTGTGTGGTTTGGATTGCCACGTAGCCAGCTGTGGTCCCCACGGGTCGTCTCTTCCTCCAGGAACAAGCTGCGGGCCTCAGCCTCGGCAGTGACGTTGATCCGCGACAGGTCAGCTGATCCCAAGATCGCTTCCTGCAACTGGCGGCCAGCCTTGATCATGAAGTACTGGTGGGCGTACTCAGGCACCTCGTCCCACTCAAGGATGTAGGTGACGTCGGCACGTAGGTCTTCATCGAACTGGTAGCTGCCAGCACGACGGTCGTAAAGCCTGCCCCCTCTCATGACGACGTCGACGTCTGGGTAGGAATAGGGGTCGACCTTGACCCGGCTGACGTTGGACCCAATGCCGATCTGTTTGGTCACTGAGTCCCGCATCAGCAGGCGCTCGTAGTCCGTATTAAACGACCACCCCTCGGTCTGGATCTTGCGAGAGACGTCGTTGATCGCGTCTTGGGCCTGTTGTGCCAAGCCGAATTGGCCATTGAGACTGTTGACTGGTGCCTCGCCGAGCATTTGCAGCACCCGGTTCACGGCTTCCAGGAACGTGGTGCGAGCAAGGGTCATGGCGAAAGCCCCAAAAGAAAAAGGGGGAACCGGAGTCCCCCCATATTGACCGCGTTCAGCTGGTCGCGGTATAGATCTCAACCGCACAATCGGGACGCAGGATGCCAGAGCCCAGGGCCATGGAGGCAACCATGAAGGTGCCTTGCCACAGGGCATGGACATCAGCGCCGGTCTGCTCCATCTTCATGTCCATCAACTTCACGGTGCCGACGGCCTGCTTGTTGAAAGCAAGAGCGACGGAAGTCGTGAAGTCAGCGGTGTAGTCGTTCTGCTCACCGGTGACCGCGGTGCGGTTGGTGGTAGGCAGGTGGTTCGACTTGAGGATGGTGATGCCAGCAACCTTCAGCACGGTGCCGTCGGCATAAGCGCCAGCGCCGCCCCAGTCCCGGTTGATCACGTCGGTGGTCTGGACGAGTTTGTAGTACTCGGCCGGGGCCAGGACACAGTACCGGTCGTTCTCAGGCAAGTTGTTCTCGTCCATCCGCTGGGCAGCGGAGAACAGAGCGGTGGCTAGCTGAGCGCCAGTGATCGCAGCCTTGGAGGTAGCGATGATCTTGATGCGGGTGCCGCCGGGCAGGTCGGTGTTGAAGTTGGTGGCGGTACGAGCTGCCTTGGCAATCATCGCCGCGATGTTGCGGTCGAAGGTGTACGCCAGGGCGTTGCCCATCTCAGCGGAGTACGGGGAACGAACGTCCCAGTGGTTCTTGGCCTCATCAATGTCAGCAACAAACACGTTGGAGACGAGCTTGTCGTCGATCTTGATGACGGCCTCAGCGTTCTTCACTGCGGTCCCCGTCAGCATGGTGCCGGGGGTGTGGTACGCAGCAGAGTTCAGACCCACGATCGGGAATGAAGCTGACTTGCCGGAGCTGATGGTCCGGACAGTGTGAAGGGGTTCAAAGATGGTGGCCTTACGGAACGCGGTGAGAACTTCACCGGCCCAGACCTGAAGGAACAGGGCGTTGTCGCCGGCCCAGGTGCCACCACCTGCGGCGTTAACAAGGCCTAATCGTGAAGCGGTAAAATCGGGGGCTGCCATTGCTGGGCTCCTAGGTGGAAAGGGTTGGGGGTTACCCCGACGCCGGGCTCCCATTCACGATCGGGTGTCCACCGCAGTGGGCCGTCGAGGGTTTGTGAGTGGGTCTAGGTGCAATCAGTGTACGGATAAATGCAAGACATAAAAAAGCCCCCCAGGAAAATGGAGGGCCCCGAACAAACACACCGATCAGAAGATACTCGAGCGTCCGAGTTTCTCTTGAATCTTTCTCTGATAAGCAGGGTCCTTGCTGTACCTGGGATCCGACATGGCTTCGACCAGTTGAGCTGTGCTCTCGAACTTGTCGCTGTTGCCCTTGGATGCACGGCCACCAATGAGCTTGGGTTCACGACCTTCGACGGCTGAGTACCGGGCATGAAGGCCAGTGACCGCCATCTTCACCGCAGCCATGGGCTGTGTGTTGATGATCTGGTTGAAGCCTTCGACCTCGTCGGGCTGCAGGTTCTCCCCTGCCCACTCGATCATTTTCCTGTACTCAGCCTCGCCGCCAAGGGACTCCTTGATGGAAGCCACCTCCTTGACCGTCAGAGCTGTGTCTTGCGTCGCTTTGTATTGGAGCCCAGACAAGTACGCATCAACCATGTCCCGGTTGAAACCAGCTTCCGCCAACTGGTCGTAGTCCCCGGACTCCAGGGTGCCCGTCTGTTGCCAGCGGACATTCATGTCCTGGAAGTTGATGCCAGCATCGTCGAGCTTCCCGCCGATCAAGTCGCCGTAGATTTCACGGGCGTCACCGGCGGGCTTGTCATCCTGCTCCTCGTCGTTGCCATCGGTCTCATCGTCAGCAGCGTTGTTGTCTTCAGCTTCTGGCGCGGTTGATTGACCACGACTGAGCTTGGTCTGCAGCTCCTTGTACGCCTTCTCCAGGTCCTCGACGGACTTGTACTTGCCGGCCAGGAGCTCGGCTGGCTTGTCGTCTCCGTCGCTTGCCAGGGCGGCAAGCATCGCTTCGTTGTCGGGCGACAGGGCAGGGCTCTCGTTCTGGGTGATCGTGACGGCTTCGGGCATGAGTCGATCCTTGGCGGTGTTCAGTTGATGGTGATGGAGCCGTCGTCGTCAAACGTGACGACAGGCGTGGGGTCTGGTTCCATTGCGGGCCGTGCCTCTACGTGGTCAATGACCATGTCAGGCGTTGGGCCCCATTGCTGCACCTGCGCCGGTGGGCCCGCTAGGGATACCGGGTCCCCCTGGGGGCGTTGGGAGGGCGTTGGGCTGGGCTCCGGGCTGGGCTGGGTCTGTGCCGTCTGCGAATTGCGGGCCATAAGGTGCTCCTGCTTGGGTGTAGTTGTTGGCGACTTGCGCCATGGCTGATGACTTGAGGCCAGTCATCAGCATTTCACTCTGGGCAGCTTGCTGTTGTTCCGCTTGGGCAGCAGCTGCCTCCTGTTGTAGCTGGTCCTGAGACTTGACCAGGTTGGTTGTGTCGATGGATTCACTTGCAGCCAGACGACGCAGTGCCTCGTCGATGTTCACGAACTTGGCGACAGCCTCAGGGCCCAGGGTCTGGGTGGCAGTGGTGATGAACTGGATCAGCTTGTTGCGGTCATCGCCGCGGCCGATGGCTTCGAGGCCCGTGACTGGTCTTGGGTTGACCAATGGCACACCACCTTGACCCTTCGGAAAAGCTTGGAGCTTGCGTTGTTTGCGCAGGACGTGAAGCAACCGACGCACCAGTGGCAACTGCAACTCCTGGGTCAGGATCGAGTACAGGCCACCGATGCCAGCCTCGAGCTCCTGGCTCATGTAGCGGATCTCCTCTGCTGTGACCCGCTCCCCTCGTCGCTGGATGGCGGTGTTCAGCAGGAACGCAAACTGCAACCGGGCTTCGATGCGCTCGATGGTGCTGTTGGCAATGCTCAGGTCCTGAGCCTTCTGGGTCTGGATGACGGTGACGTCAGCCGCGTTGCCTTGGACGATGGCTCCGTTCTCAGCGTTGGCCAGGGTGCGTGGCCTGGTCGTGCCGTTGGGGTTGACGAGGAACAGGATCTTGGCCGCGGCCGCAGCCCCCTCGATGATTGCTTGGTACAGGGACTCCAGAGCCAACAGGTCCCCGTAGTACTCCTCGATGTACGAGCGGCCGTATTCCTCGCTATCCACCCGGTTGAACCGCAGGGGGATCCAGGGATTCACGTCGCCATCGCACATGCCATGGGACCCAGGGATCTCCTTGCCCTTGGCCTCCTGATACCAATGGACCTTGCCGGATTCGTACTCGACGTGGGTGTAGAGCTTGATCGTCTTTGAGCTACGACCTGACTCGTATCCACCGTCCTCGTCGTCAATGTCGTCGTACAAACCAGGCGGCAAGGCGTCGGGGTAGACCTCCTCCTCCACCACGATCTCGGTGACGGATCCCATCGGGTCACGACACACGACGTAGCGGTTCAGGTGAATCACCTTGACGCCGTCTTCCGCCACGTACAGGAGCACGTTGCCCCCAACCAACAGATGCTTGAAGGCTTCGTGCATCGAGGCTCGGCCGTTGGCCACCTCAAACGCAGACATGCCGGCTCGCTCCACCTGGACCAAGGCGGTGTCGAGTTCCGTCTTGATCTCTGGCCCTTGCTCAGCAACCCGGAGTGCCAGGTCGTCGATCTCAAGCTTGAAGAAGCTGGAGTTCGGGGGGAACAAGGTGATCAGCAACTTGCTGGCGAGATAGTTGACACCCCTCGCTCCAAGGCTTTGGTACGGGGTCTTCAACCGACCCCGGTCCCCTTGTCCTGCATCCGGTATCAACCCCGGAATCGTCACCTTGCTGCAGTCCCGGGCCCGTTGCAGATACGGGTCCCGGTTGGTCTGCAGCTGGCCGTACCTGGCCGCAGCCGTGCCGTCGTCCTCCCCGTACGGCTTGGCCTGGCGGTCGACGTTGCTGGTCAGGTTCAACTCCATCAAGCCGCTCCCGGTATCGCGAGGGTCGTCATCTGTGG